AACGGAAAAGGCACAAGAGAAATTGTTCAATTTCCAAACGGACGCACAGCATTATTCGAGAAAGAAACAACATTCTGGATGCCTAAAGGAACACATGTATATAGCAACCAAGAAACAGAACCTATTTTAGATAATATGAAATACTATTCTAAAGGTACTAAAAAAGATGGTAGCTTTGGCATGGGAATGCTTGTTAAAGCGACTAGTAATGCAGTTACGAGTTCGACTAAACTGTTTGGTGCGAAGAATACTAGGAAAGCAATTGATTATACTGCTGAAAAAGGCTCAGAAGTTGAGAAAGTGACTAGAGCGGGTGCAGAAATTGCTGGAGACATTATGGATTACATTGAAAATCCTAGTAAATTAGTAGATCTTGCGATGAAAAAATTCGGAGTAGACTTTAGTGGTATTGCTGGATTACCTGGCGACATGATGGGTAAAGCTTATAACTTGTTGAAAAAACAAGCT